CCCATTAGGGGCCTGGGCGGCGACAAGGCAGACGCCGCCGACATTCTGCGCACCGGTGGTCGCCGCCGGGTCCCATGCCACGAACTTGGCGGCGAGGGAGGCGTAGGCGACCGTGACAGTGAACTCATCGCCCGAGGCGAAGTCGCTGGATCCATCCGCCAGCGTGAAGTTGACAGTCCCGTCGTAGGCCACGCCGACGACGCCTTCGCCATCGACGACGCCATCCGGCCGCACGACCATGAAGGTTCCGGCATCGGTCCCCGGCTCGATGAATACGACCTTGTAGGCGCCCGGCCGGGCGTTCGCATCTGCGGACACCGCAGACATGACGCCGTTGCCCGCATTACCGGCCTTAGCCGTCGCGGTTGCGGTTCCACCGCTGATCAGAGCCGCCACCAGAGCGAACGCCGCAACGGGGCGCACCGCGCCGGAGCCCGCGAGCAGCGGAACCCGCTCCCGGCAATAATTCTGGTCGTACTCGCCCACCACCAAGTCCCCGATCGTGCGGGGACGCATAACCTTCACGACGTCCATGGTTGCTTCCTTGTTTCTGACGGGGACAGGGGCGGCCGACCGGGCCGCAACGGAAAAGGCGGGGCTCAGCCGCCCTGCGGCCGGCCCATGCGGCGGGCAGCCGCGACGAGGGAGGCGCCACGGGACTGCGACGCTTCGGCGGGCGCAGGGCCGAGGCGGCGCCCTTGCGCCAAGGCTTCGCGCAGAGCGCCGCCTTTCGGGGCCGCGGCCGACGCGGCGACCTGGTTCTGAAACTGCTTCAGCGAGAGCCCATCGGTGATCGCCGCCAGGGCCATGGACGGGTGCGCCTTGGCCTCCGCCGAGGCGGCGATCGCGGCCGGTTCGGCGCCGGCCGGTGTGGCGGCGGCTGTCTCATCCCCCGTCGGAGCCGCCTCTACCGGCTCCGACGGGGTGGTTTTGTCGTCAGCGGCGCAGTCGGGGCAGTCCTCGCCGTCGACCTTTCCCGTCCCGCCGCAGGTCCCGCAGGGCTCGTCGCCTTCGGCCTCGGCGGCGGAAGGCGTAGGCGACGAGGCGGCCCCCGACTGCGCCGATGGGGCGGGTCGGCCCAGGCGAGCGGCGGCGGCGACGAGCGGAGCGGCGGCGGGCGAAGACGAAAGGCGGGATTTGTCGGTCATGGCGGCTTCCTTGGCGGCTTTAGGGGCGACGGAGGGGGGAGCGGCGGCGACGCGCGGGGCCGACACTGAACCCAGCGCGATGGTGGGCGCGGCGATGCGCGCCAGGAGGGCTTCGAAGGCCTCTTCCTCGCTCTCCAGGGCGTCGACGAAACCGAGGGCGAGGCCTGAGCGCGCACTTTCATCATGCGAAGCGAGGAACACCCGGGCCTGCGTCTCCAGCAGAGCTTCTGCGGTGAGCTGCGGGCGGCCGGCGCAGACGTCGGCGATGAAATCCCGACCGCACTGGTCGATCTCGGCCTGGAAGTCCGCCCGGGCCGTTGGCGAGAGCGCCTGCCAGTCGGCGCCGGCGGTCTTCTCCGCCCCGAACTGGATGGCGTTCACGGTGACGCCGGCCTTGTCGTAGGCGCGCGACCAGTCCTCCAGCACCAAAACGGCGCCGATGGAGCCGACCAGGCCCACCCGGGGCGCCGAGACCCAATCGCCCTGGGCGGTGACCCAGTAGGCGGCGCTGCAGGCCATGTCGGCGTAGACGTGGATCGGCTTGCCCTGGCTGTTCCCCGTGGCGCGGGCGGCGCGCATGAACGCCGCCAGCGCAGGCAGACGGCCGGAGACGGGGCCGCCAGGCGAACGCATCCGCACGAACAGGCCCTTGACCCGTGGATCGGCCATCGCTTCGCGCATGCCCGCCAGAATGGTGTCGTAGCCGTGGTAGACGACGCCGCAGAACTCCTCGCCCTCCTCGGCGATCGGCGTGTCCACCTGCATCAGCGCGACGCCCTGCGACAGCGACCAGCAGAACCCGGTGTCCTCCGGCTCGCCGACGTAGAGCGGCGCGTAGGCGAGCCGCTCATGCAGAGGCGGCGGCGGCTCATACTCGTCGTCCATCGCCATGGGCTGAGGCCGGGCGCCGCGCAGCTTGCCGAGCAGCGCACCGAGGCGGCCGGGCCGCGAGAAGGCCCGGTCGTCGATCCCATGCAGGCGCAGAGCGATCTCGCGCGCCGCATTCGGCTCGAGCAGAAGCGGACGCCGCGCGTAGCGCGACGCCAGGAGGGCGGCGTTCGACATGAGAGGCGCTTTCTGGGTCAGCCGCCCGGGCGGGCGTCTAGGAAGGCCGCATGGGCCGGGCCGTCGGCGAAGGCGGCGATGGCCCCGAGCGCCGTGCGCGCGCCGGGGCCGGCGTTTTCCGGCCGCGCGTCTTCCGGCGGGGTCGCCGTGCGGCGGGCATCGTCGGCGGCGGCGGCCGCGCCCTGGTCATCGGCGGCGAGCGGCAGGTTGAGCTCAATCTTGCGCTCGCGCTCGAAGGCGGCCTGCTCCAGGACCTCCTCCCAATCCTTGCCCTGGTCGGCGCACTCGTCTTCGAGGGTGGACACGCCGGCTTCGATGCGGGCGGCGGCGGCGAGAATTTCCTTGGTCGGATCGACGTAGCCCCGGCCGGGGCCGATCCAGCGCGCCTTCGCATAGGCGTCGATGGCGTCGTAGAAATCGGGCGCGCCCGGCGGCGGAACAATGTAGCCGGAGTCGAACGCCTCCTCGAGGAAGGCCACGTAGAAGGGCTGCACCAATCCTGCGCGCAGAACGCCCATGAACGCCTGCGTCTCGGCCCAAGCGATCAGGAACGCCGCCCGTGCAGACGAGTAATTCGTCTGCGAAAAGTCCATCGCTAGTTCTTCGTAGGTGACGCCCAGAGACGCGGCGATGATCCGAAGGATCGCCCGAACGAAGGAGTCGAAGCTCGTTACGTCCTTGGAGGCCGTGGCGAAGGTGACCTCGTCCCCAAGCGGGAACACCGGCATGCGCACGCCGGCGATCTCGACCGGATTGCGGCTGTAAAACTCTTCGCGAGAGGTTTCGTGGCGGCTGAGATCTTGGGCGGAGAAGCTCTCCGAGACGGCTTCCGGCCCGGAGCTGGACTTGATGAAGCCCAGCATCAAAGCGTTGGCGGTGGCCGCCTGCAGCGTGGCGTCGGTAAAGCGGCTCAGCGCCCGGAATGACTTCAGCGACGCCGCGAAACGGCTGACGCCGCGGGTCTGGCCGGCCCGCTCGGCATCGAAGCCGTGCAACACCTGCGGACGTCCCAGCGGCGTGGAGTACCGATCCCAGGCCCGCCAGACGGCGGCGGAGCCCGAGAGCCCCAGGTCAGCCGGATGACGTTCGCGGATGTGGTAGCGGATCGGCACGCCGTTCGCGTTGAACTCGACTCCGCCGCGAAGAAGATCGCTGTCCGGTCGCCCGTTCGGATTGGACAGCCGGTCCGGATCGACCAGGCGCAGCCGCGTGCGGTAGCGGGTCGGCTCGTCGTGCGCGTATTCGACGACGCCGAGATACTCGCCGTCCTGCTGCAGATGCGTGCTGGCGACGCGCAGCTGACCGCCGAAGATCAGCTTACGTTCGGCGTCGGAGAGGAAGCTGTGGCCGTTGGCGTACTGCTCCCACTCGGCCTCGATCTCTTGGCCTAGCTTCCGGGCGGCCTGGAAGCTGATGCCAAGCGCACGGGCCAGCGGCTTCGACGAAAGCCGCCAGCCGGCGCCGACCGCGGCGTTCTTGCGACGCTGCACCGCCGACGCCGCGACCGGATCGTTGCGAACCAGATCGCGGGCGCGGCCCACGACGCCGCCCCGGGCCGGGATGATCTCGCGATCGGCCGACTGCAACCGAGGCGTCCAGTCGGAGAACCATTGTCCGTGACGCTGACCGCCGTCGTAGGCCGCCCCTCCGGCGAACTCTCCCGCCGAACGGGTGGCGGAGGCCTGCGCCCGCACCCGCGCAGCCGCGCCGGCCGCGATCGCACGGCCGTTGTGGTCTAGCAGGGTCACGAGCGCAGCGTCCGCTTAGGCCGTAGCGCCGGCGGCGGTCTTCGCCGCGGCTTCGGCATCGGCGAAGAAGGTGAGGAAGCCGTCGTCTTTGATAAGAGCCGCGGCGACGTCGGCGGCCGAAGGACCGGCGATGGCGGCGAGGAAGGCGGCGTCTTTGGTCAGGGCCGCTGCGACGTCAGCGGCCGTAGGGCCTGTGGCCTT